TGAAGGCACAACGGACACGAATATCTTCTGGTCCGACGAGCAAACCGGCTTCCAGGCCAGTCCTGACCCCAGCCTGGGCATGATTGAGATTTTTGCACGCGAACTCAACGGCTATATCAAGATTTCCAAGCAGAACCTTGAGGATAGCGTTTTCGATGTAGAAGCGTACCTGCTCAAGCGTCTCACCCGTCAGTTCGCACAAAAAGAAGGTACCGCGTTCCTGCTAGGCGACGGTGTAACGCGTCCTGAAGGCATTATCACCAATGCCAAGCAATCGGGGACCGGCATCAACATCTTTACGACTCCCTCGGGTGATACGCAGTTGATCAAACCGGCTTCGATCATTCAGTTGATGCACGTCGGTAAGTCCGGCTATCGGCCTACGGGCACGTGGATGATGTCCAACAACACCATCGGTGTTTGCAGGCTCTTCACCGACACCCAGGCACGGCCAATCTGGACGATGTTCGGCGACGAATTCCGTGAAACGCTGTTCGGGCGTCCAATCATCGAAATGCCGGATATGGTCAACCCAACGGCACCCCCGTCGCTGGCTTATACAGCCGGTGACATGCCGGTCATCTTTGGAGACATCGGACAAGGCTATCAGATCGTTGATCGCGTGGGTTTGACATTCCAGACCTTGAAAGAGCTTTTCGCCATTCAAAACCAGGTGGCATACCTGGCGCGTGTGCGCGTCGGTGGCAAAGTGGTTCTGCCTGAAGCAATCTCTGTGATGAAGATCGGCTAAGCCTTTCGGTATATACGAAATAGTAGGCAGGGGCTTACCACTCCTGCCTAGATGGAGGATACATAATATGACTTCTTATGGGGTTATTGGCAAGAACCCGTCGAAATACATGTTTCATGTGCAGACGCTCCTACCTAAAGCCTACGTAGGCACAGGTACCAGCGGCGCTGATATTGATCGGTTGCGCAAAGGTGGCTATGCCGGGCTTGCCCTGGTATTCCTGCCTGGCTTGTGGACTGATGGCACACATACCTTTGTGATTGAGGAAGCTGACGATAGCGGTTCCAATACACCTGGCACCTATGGCACCGTGGTAGCGGCTGATCTCATGCCTTCGCCTGAAGTTGGGGTATATGGCACAGCGTCTACATTCTTGCCTTTCAACGCGGCTTCTACAGTTGTCCAGAGGATTGACTATATCGGGCGTAAGCGTTGGGTGCGCGTGCGTTCCGTTGAGGCTGGCGTCACAACCGGCGCGGTGTATGCCGTTGATGGCATCCTGGCAGCGCCGAACATCTGGCCTGCTACCTAGCGTGAATTGAGGCATGATCTATGAGCGACTCGTTAAAGCTTGATTGGCAAGTAACGGTACCTCCATCGGTAGAGCCTTTCATACCGGCTGATCTCAGATCAACAACGACAGGTTCATACCTGCGCGTGGACTTTACCGACGATGACGCGGTGCTGACTGCGCTGATTTCACAGTGTCGCGCGACGGCGGAGCGCATGACTGGCAAGGCGTTTGCGCCCCAAACCATACAAGCCATGTGGACCATGCCTCAAATCAGTGGGAATAACCTGGCCGGCGCACGGTTGCTCTATGATCAGGATTTCTACAACTACAATGAGTCACTTGGAGCAAATCCATTCAGCCCTGCGCCGTTCATCTTACCGATGCCACAACCGCCGCTTACTGCTGTGTCGCTGTTTGAATATCGGATAACAGCATTCGCTAGCTGGCAGACGTGGCCAGCTAGCGTGAACGGCGTGCCAAATTATACGGTGGATACGCTTCCTACGCCTGGTGTGGTGTATCTGCAATATCCCCCACCGGCTTACCAGTACAGATTGACATTCACGTGTGGCTACACAACGCTTCCGCCTGATCTCAAGCTTGCTCTCATGCAGTTCATTGCATGGAAGTATGAGAACAGATTGGCTGAAGATATGCCACAAGAGCTTATGAATGCATTCATAGGTAGAAAGAGTTGGGTACTTTAATGATCGAAGAAGTAAAACACAACCCGCTTTCAGGGCTGACTGTTGGTCGCATCGTGCATTATGTGCTGGAAAGTGGGCGCTCAAAAGGTGAGCACAGACCGGCAATTGTCGTTAGAGACTGGAAGCAAGAGAACGGGCTGGTTCAGCTCCAAGTCTTTACCGATGGGCTGAATGATGGCTTTGAGGAACGCGTCAAGGTAGATTCGATGGACAGTGAAGTGCATTGGGGCTCAATGTCATCCAATACGATCTGGCGAACGTCGGTTCACTACGATGAGAACAAAGAGCCTGGTACCTGGCACTGGCCTGAAAGAGCGTAATCATGCCGTCTCTTTCCAGTAGAAAACAAGTCTCAAGCACAGCATCTGGCCGGAAAGTCTACGTCCATATTCAGCAGCTTACCGGTACTAGCAATGGGCAAGGTGGCTTCGTGAATGGTGGAACCTGGACGGATGTAGCAGGGCTTAGCAATGTGCCTCTGAAGCTTCTCACATGGTCACCATACGAGAAGTTCATTGCTCAGCAAAGCTATCCAGGCGTTGACTCGCGTGGCTCTATGCGCTGGCGACGAACCAACATCACGACTCAAATGAGAGTGACATTTGGCAATCACATCTACTGGATACGAGGCGTGTCGAACTACGATGAGGCGAACAAAGACATCATCCTCTATCTTGAGGAGCTTCAGCCTACGGGCACAGTGAGGTAGCACATGAGCGAATGTGAGCATAAAGACTTTGAGGCAACAGTGACGATTAACCGACTTGAGGACGTGAAGCGGTGTGTTGCTGATGTTCGTATTGTCTGTCTTGAATGCAAACGACCTTTCCGGTTTCTAGGCTTGCCTGGCGGTCTTCATCCTGAACTTCCAACGGTTTCAGTTGATGCGACGGAAGCCCGTTTACCAATTGCACCGGCTGATTTCTTTCTCTTGGAGGATAGCTGATGGAATTTGTCTTTGTTGAGGGCATGGCTGCCATTGACAACGCCATTGGAGCGGATTTCCTGAGACGCGTCAACCGGCAGAATCGAGCCATTCATAGCGCTGGACTCACCTGTCAGGGCGTGGCAAAGAAAAACTGTCCGGTTGGAACGCCTGAAAGCACGGGCATCAAGAACTATCACGGCGGGCGGCTGCGGCAATCCATTCATGTGGACAATTCCAAATTCCTGGAATCGACTGTCGGCACGAACGTCAAGTACGCTTTGTGGGTTCACGAGGGAACGAAGAAGATGAAGGGACGGCCATTCTTGAGGCAGGGCTTTGATGCTGGCTTGAAACAACTTGAGGCTGATGGCTACGGAGGTGGCGACGAATGAGCACACAGACCTCGCTAGGGGAACTTGATGCAGCGGTCTACACACGTCTGACAGGCGATGCTACGTTCATATCGATGCTCGCACAACCGCTCATGGGGACATACGCCGTGTTTGACTTCAGCGCCGTGCCTGAAAACCAACCGTTTCCTTACGTCACGATAGGCGATGCTGACGAAAAGCCAGATAACGCATTTGGCACACGAGGCTACTTGACGATGTACAAGCCGCACATCTGGGATAGTCAGTTCGGGGGCTTTCAGAAGTCAACGCAGATCCTGGCAAGGATGAACTTTTTGCTCGATCAGAAAGATCAATCCACTATGCCATTGGCAACACAAAAATTGATTTATTTCCTTTTCAAGATTTTACATACATCGGTCGAATACGAGAGCTTTTCTCAGGAACAATAAGGAGCAATTATCATGGCTATTGCGGCGTATCCTGCCACTCTCAAGATCGGAGCTAACTCCATCCTTGATCTTCAGACGCACGATTTACCGTTCAAAATGGACACCGACGAGACGACCGCCTTCTCAGGCTCAGGCGGCGCGGCCGTCGGCACGAAAACCTTTATTCCGACGCTGCTCGGGATGCAATGTAAGGTTTCTGGCAACTGGAATAAGGCCGACACAACCGGCCAGTTGGTGCTGGAAAACAACTTCTTTGCCAGGACGAAAACCACGCTCATCTACAGTCCGAACGGCACAAATACCTATACATTTGGCGCATGGATCACGGAC